GATCTTGAACTGCCATCTCAAATGCTAAAGGATTCCACTGATGATATTCTCATGGGTCTTGTGGTCTTTATTACCGTTCTGCTGTCTTCTCAAATTGGTAGAAGAAGGTGTAAGTAATAAGAATTAAACTATATAAATAGTTGTATGGCTAAACCAACAACTAGAACCGAATTAGCTGACTACTGTTTAAGAGCGCTTGGAGCTCCTGTGGTTGAAATCAATATTGACGACGATCAAATTGAAGATCGTATTGATGAAGCGATTCAATTTTGGCAAGAGTATCACAGCGATGCTACCGTCAAAACATTGATCAAACACCAGGTAACTGCAGCTGAACTCACGAGTAACGAAATTGAAGTTCCCGATGCTGTTATTGCTGTTGTTCGGGTTCTTGGTTTTGAAGACTTTACCAGTGCATCTTTATTCAATGCGAAATATCAGATGTATCTTAATGACTTCTTTGGAATGAGAAACCCCGGCGGTCTTTTAAACTACGAGCTTACTTCTCAATACATGAGCTTGGTTGAAGATATTCTCAACGGGCATGGAACACAAATGGCTTTTAACCGTCACAAGAATACTGTAAAGTTTTACGCGGACATTAAAGACCATGTAGCAGAAGGCGAATTTATTATTTTTGAAACCTATCAAACCGTAGATCCTGCTTCTTATACAGATGTTTTCGATGACATGGGTTTAAAAGAACTTCTTACGCTTCTTATTAAAAAGCAGTGGGGTCAGAACCTTAGTAAGTTTGAAGGTATGCAACTTCCAGGAGGAGTTACAATCAGTGGAGCTACAATATACGAACAGGCTACTGCTGATATTCAAGCGCTTAAAGAAACGTGGCAGCTTAAATACGAAGAACCCGTTGACCTATTTATCGGATAATGGCAACTAATCAATACTTTCAAAACGGATCTAAGCAAGAGCAAGATCTTTACGAGTCGCTGATAATCGAGGCCATTCAAATATATGGTCAAGATTGTTTTTACATTCCTCGTAAAATTGTTAAGCGGGATCTTATTCTTAACGAAGATCTTATAAGCGCGTTTGAAAAGGCTTATCAGATTGAGATGTACGTTGAAAGCGTTGACGGCTTTGAAGGTGATGGGCAATTACTTTCTAAGTTTGGTCTTGAGATTCGAGACAGCGTTAACTTGGTTGTTTCAAATCTTCGCTGGAATCAACTTATAGGTCGACACGGGTATTCAGAGAACAGTACTCGTCCGCTTGAAGGAGACCTTATATACTTCCCCTTGACCAAAGGATTGTTTGAAATCAAATTTGTTGAGGATAAGAAACCTTTTGCTCAACTTAAAGACTTGCCTATTTTTAGACTTTCTTGTGAGTTGTTTGAATACGAAAGCCAAGAGATTGATACCGGCATAAGGGAAGTTGATAACATACAAGCTGTGGCTGGTGATTCTCAGATTTTAGAGTATACCAACAATGACTCGCCTGAGCAGTTACTACAAGAATTTGAAACACTCAACTTTACTCTTCCGAGTGGGGTTACAGGTTCGTGCGAGTTCTTTAAGTACAGTACTACAACCGACTCTCCGCAGCTGCAAAGGATTCACGTAAGTCCTCCTACCTTTAACGATGGGAAGTATCACACGTTGGTAACGGGAACAGTACTCACCGGCCAAACATCTGGAGCAAGTGTAACCGCTAGCAATATTAATCTGATAAGTGATGGAACTGCTGATGATGACGAGCTTTTTGGAAATGATCACGGAGCTCAAAACTCGACCTTTAGTCAGGCTGTTAACGTTGGCGACTTTCTTGACTTTAGCGAAGAGAATCCGTTTGGAGAACCTTTTAACTTCTAAGTATGTTAGGTAACGAATACTTTTATAATGAAACACTAAAGAAGATTGTGTCTATTTTTGGCACAATCTTCAATGACCTTGAAGTGGCCAATATTAGTGGAGGGAAGATGGTTGGTGTTAAACGGGTACCTCTTGCATATGCGCCGAAAGAAAAATATTTAGCGAGAGTTAAAGAAGAAACGGAGCGGGACGTTGCGCTCAAGCTTCCCCGCATGTCATTTGAAATGACAGACATCTCTTATGATGAAACCACAAAGCTGAATCGTTTAAACAGAACAATTCAAACTGATGCTACAAGTAGTCCAGAAAGTAAAGTTAAAGTATGGCAACCCGCTCCTTATGAGTTGGGATTTGATTTGAATATCATGTCAAGAGGACAGGATGAAGCTTTGCAAATAGTAGAACAAATACTACCGCACTTTAGTCCACATTATTCTCTTACTGTTAAAGGTCTTGAAGGTCCTGAAAGTAAAACTGATGTTCCTATTAGTCTTGTAGGTGTTAACTTTGAAGACGCATATGAAGGAGACTTTGAATCTTCTCGCCGACTTATAGTTTATACTCTAACATTCTCACTTAAAACAAAGTTTGCGTTTTACCCGTCGTCAGTTGGCCTTATAGAAACGGTTGATACTTTCTTCCACGACTTTGACACCAACGGCGTGTATGTTGATGCTGGAGTAAGAGTAACTGAAACCAGTACGGTTATTGGAACTAAGCCTGGAACCTAATTAAGATTATGCTTGGACACGAATACTTTTACAATGGAACCATAAAGAATATGGTTGCTGCTTTTGGTCAAATGTTTAATGACATTCAAATAGCGCAGCTTGATGCTGGTAAATTAATTGGCGCAAGGCGGGTTCCACTTGCTTATGCTCCAAAGGAAAAATATCTGGTCAGAGTTGAAGCTCGGGCGGAGCGGGACGTTGCACTTAGACTACCCCGCATGTCGTTTGAAATGACAGGATTGAGCTTTGACCAATCCACCAAGTTAAATCGTTTAAACCGAAATGTTCAAACTGACAGTGAAGGAAATAAAGTTAAAGTAAATCAATGCGTACCATACACTCTTGATTTTTCACTGAACATTATGTCAAGAGGACAGGATGAAGCTCTTCAGATACTTGAGCAAATTGTTCCGCATTTTAATCCTAATTATACTTTAAGCGTTAAAGGTCTTGAAGGTCCTGAAAGTATAACAGATGTACCAATAACGTTATCAGGCGTAAGCGCAGAAGATGCGTATGAAGGAGACTTTGAATCTTCTCGACGTCTTATAGTTTACACACTAACCTTTAGCGTTAAAACCAAGTTCACGAGTAACCCTCAAACCACCGGTCTTATCAAGTCCGTGGATACTTTCTTTAATGACTTTGATACTTCGAAACGTTATACCGATGCTGGTGTTAGGGTAAGAACGGGTTCAAGTACAGATACACCCGAATCCAACACTGTTGTGATTGAAATAGGTGGCCCTCCTGATCCAAACGTAATATGGGATGATTCCCCATAACGGCTGGAAAATATTCTGATAAATAAAATTAATTATGAGTAAGAAGGATGCGATGGTCGCCGCGTTACAGAAGAATCTGGACGAGGTAAAAAAGACTTCCGACGATCTTGCTACGATTGATTCTTTGATTGGTCCTTCTGATGCTCAGCTTGTGGATGAAACAGAAGAGGATTATCGTTACGCACGGGATCGAATAAAAAAGCTTATTGAAACTTCTGAGATTGCTATTGATTCCATGTCGTGTCTTGCTGCTGATGCTGAACATCCGCGAGCATTTGAAGTTCTTGGTACCCTTATCAAACAAGCTGCGGAAATGAACCAACAACTTTTGGATCTTCAAAAGCAACGTAAGACTCTTGTTAAATCGGATGATCTAAAAGGTAATGAAGGTGGATCAACCACTAATAACGCTATCTTTGTTGGAACCACTTCTGAACTCCAGAAGTTCCTTAAAGGATCGGATAGCGAGCCTATTGATGTTTAATCCTTTGATCCCTTCGGGAATTAATTATATCAAAACGCAAAAGGCTTGTAAAGGAAAAAAGAAAAATAATGTCTAGTCCGCTGTCATATAATGGAAACCCTCATGTAAAGGCTGACGGCGTTCAAGAACAATTTACTAAGCACGAGATCAATGAATACATTCGGTGCAGTAAAGATGTAGCTTATTT